GTGGCTCGAAGTCAAAAATTTCGGATTCTTATTTATGTTGCTACAGCTGGAAGAGCTGTAGGAGTTCTAGGCATGCTGTAGACTACTGCATTAGCACACACCCAATATGTTAACCTTGGAGCTATTGAATCTGAAACCAAGGAATTTTCTAAAATTTTAGCAACCAACCACCCATTGGTGTTGCTTGCATCTGTCGCATGATTAGAAATGACTGGCAATCTATTTACCCACTGAGGGTTGAAAATTGTCTCTGTTCCATGCAAGAAGTGTTCGCGATTAGGGAATTGTTTCAAATCAGTTGCTTTCAACGCATCAATTTGTGCTGATGTATATTCAAGTGGAACTTGCGCAACAATGATACGAGCATTTTGGAACGCATTCGCTGCCGAAGTAATTTTAAATGTATTATATGAAATCTTTCCATTTACCATTCCAGGTCCAGAAAACACATGATTCCGATACGCGATTTGGGCTTGAGATTCGACTCCCCCCGAGGTGAAATTTCCGGGGTGTATACGCATCTTAAATAACTGGTCATTCGTAGCCGCATTAGCCTGTACCGTAACAGTGTTAATTGGAATAAAATCCTGTTCCGTAACTTCAACTTTCGCACCGATTGTACCGACAGTCTGACCCGCTGCAAGACTCCCTGGACTCGCTACCGCCACTGGTGGCATAGGATTCTTGGGAGCTGATGGTTCTGAAGCAGCAGGATCAATATCGGATTGATACACAGAATCTGATAAAGCTAACAACATAACGTAAGATGCTGTACGTTTAGCCTTCTTCTTTCCAATCTCAACTGCCGAGAATCGACTATCTCCAACCATACAAACACATTCATATAATGGGGCATTATCAGGTGAAACTAGACGTTTAAAATTGTAAGTGACTTCTTCTCCATGCTGATCACATCGTTCTTTCAAAATAGAAATGTAATCTATTGGTTTTACACATTTAAACTGCTTAATCAATTCTGCATCTGATGCTTCATCAACTTCATA